GGGGGGTGTCTCTTAGCCATTTATGTGTTCCCATTCCTGAGCTGAGAAGAACTTTGAACAGAGAGGCACCATATTGACGTATTCTCTATATACTCTATTACTCTATATGGTAATATGGTGGACAACCTCACCCCAAAATTTGTGGGCCTACCCCTATTATGATACCCATATGCCCATTTCTATATGCCAAAATTGTAATCAGGATTTCTTTTTTCCCTCTTAGCTGCAAGCTCCTGCTTTATCTCATCCTTTTCCATGCTGTTCCTCCTCATCATAAGGGTGATGACAACCAGGGCACCAACCCCAACCGGAATAGATTAACTCCCCGCAAATGCGACAAACAGGATATTCTTTACTCATTTGCTGCCTCGATTTCCTCAGTGAGAGTTGAAGTCAACTCGAGCTTGTAAGGATCAATGCCGAATTTCTCCATCAACAAGTTATGAAGATGATTGCTGCACAACCTGCAAAGAATGATAGCCCGAGGCGAACCCAGGAAATCATAGTATTCACCATAGCTACCACGAAGATAGATCCTCAGACCACCCTCAAGGTTACTGTAATGACTGCTAATAGCCTCATCATTGACACTAATCTCAGGGCGCTCCTTGAAAACAGGTGGGATATGCTTCCCACAACTATCACAATACGCTACTTTACTCATGCTATTTCACCACTCCTTGTGTTGATAAATATGCAGAAAGCTGCATAACAAACCCTGGGACAGTTATTCAATCCCATAGGATAGTTTAACCCCTTTTTATCTTCTCAAATGCGAGATGCCCCCAGTACCAGGCCAAATAGAAAGGCCAAAATACGGCCACCAACCATGAGTCCAACACTGCCTTATCTTGAATACTTTCGAGTGCATAGAACTTAGCAGTGGTACTCCAATACCAACGCCCCATCACAGAAGCAATGATAATGTAGGCAAAGAATAGAAATGTACTCATATGAGCCTCGCAACCCTCATAGCAATGCCAAGACCAATGATAATAGGCCAAAGGAAGAAGCAAACACCGGCACCAAAGTTAGCTAACTTAACTGCCGTCTGCTCAGAAATTCCCTCAACATTCTGATACATCGGAAGATTCTGCTTGTAAGTGACAATACTGGTCAGAAACCCGATAACAAAATAGATTACGATCCAGATAAATGGAATCATGCAATCACGTCCCAGCTTCTACTCGAATAAGAATAAGGCGGCATCTGCTGTGCAATCTCAAGAACTGATTGCCCAAACGCATTAATATCCTCAATGCGAATCCAGATATCTGTATCCGCTACATGAAGATATGCATAAGAATCCCCATGCCCTGTGTAAAAATAGACATTAGGGTTACCTGTAGTGGTAACTGTATTTCCAACATCACTTGGCTTAGTCATTCTTATCTCCATTCAATACTAGGATGGCCATCAGAATCAACATCTTCCACCTCTGAATTAATGATCTTATCTTGATAGTCTGGGTTATGAAAGTTTTCTCTAATATCTTCCTCACCCCAACTATCAGGCACCTCTAGTGTATCAACACGAAATGCCGCAACATCATAAATAACATCTACGAGCTTAGTCATTCTTCCTCCACCTCATGAACGAAATCACCATCAATAAGAGCAATCATGATACCATTGTAGGCAATATCAATGATCTCCGAAAGCTCATCTTCCAAACCCATATCTTTCAACAACTGCTGAGCAATAACCCAAGCCTCCCGAGCAGTAATTTCAATATTAAGCTCATGATCCATCTTGCCCTCATCAAGTTCAAATAGCATTTCTATTCTCCTTAATCTTGTCCAAATAGAAGTCTAAATCTTCCCAAGGCGTTACCTTAGTAAGCTTATCAAGCTCCGTTACACTCGCAAACACAGCAGGAGGAGTAATTGTAGTAATATCAGTTTCATTACCAAATGACCTCTCATGCTTCTCAAAGAAGTTGATAGCGTCAATTGCATCATTAAACGGCCCGATAATTGTGGGCTCCTCAAACTCATCTAAATCCGTATAGTCAACGATCACATGCATTAGTTGGCCTTCTTCCTTGTTCCAGTGTGGAAGTATCCACAAAAACGACAATGGTATGATTCGACAAATGCAGCACCACAATCCATGCGATACTGCACCATTTCCTCTGCTTCCTCTTCACTCATTTGTTTCTTCCCATGACAGGAATCAGTTTTGGTTGGCTTCCTTGTTCTTTTTTTCATGCTGTCAACACCTGCTGACCAGCATCAAGCCACTTTCTTTCCTTAATTCTCTCCATCACCCCAGAATTTTCATCAATGAACTCAATAACATCCTCGTTATCAAGATCAGCCATTTCAGCCCATAGCAGAGCCTCAATGACCATAGGAATATCAATGTGATCATCCCAAGGATTAAGACCAACATCATAGCAGAAACCTGCTACTTCCTCAGCCCATCCAAGTGTTCCATCTGAATAATTGCAGAACTCCATGTCAATGTATTCGACAGTTCGATAATGCTCCAATTCAGAATGATGATCCTCATCCAACAGAGGATAAACTTCGATATCCTCCATCATATCAACAATCTCGAGGAACTCTTGTGTTAGATCCTTCTCAGTGATCAGATCAACATCCTTAAAATCACGATCATCAATATGATGACAGTAATCGGAATCCTCCTTAACCACCCGAACAGCAATCTGATCGAGAGAACCAACAGCCCAATGCTTGATACCAATGATTTCAATATTAGGACCATATTGCTCTTGAGCAGTACCAAAGTTCTGTTCAAGTCTCATGCAAGCAACATCGAAGTTTGATTCATTGATCAAATCATCACTATTGATAGCATTCGACATGGTTAAGCCCCATGTCTCAAACATATCTTCATCCCCAAACCAACCAAAATCTGGGGGCCTTTCCAAAACCTGAAGTGCAATTTCGAGCCTATCCATGATTCACACGTCCCATAAGGTAGATAATAACATCGGCACAATCTTCACGTTCCCAATCCGTTGCTAACTCACGCACCTTGTAAATAAGTTCTCCACGCTCATCGTCAGTTTCAGCATTTTTGATATCATCCAAGATGTTGTCAACGTAATCAATGATAAGGGGATAGTTTTCACTCATCGAAATCACCAAACCCCGAATCTTCCAAATCCTCAAGCAAACCCTTGAGAACACCCAACTGTCGCTTAATATCATCTTCAACAGAAGAAGGACGGGACCAAGTATTGATCCATTTAGTATCATCTGATATGATATTAAGCTCCACTATTGCAAGGCGGATATTTTTGATGTTGTAATGATCCATAACCAAGTCCTTATTGATGCTAGTAATAAGAAGCTCAGCCGCACCCCGCTTGCAAAAGTAATCTTCATTCACAAGCCCATCATGAATCCTCTGTGTCAGAAAATCATTGACAGAAGTCATCCAATCAAGGGCATAATCATTTTCAAATGGTAATTCTCCCCAAGCACCCATTACAGATAACCTCCTTGGAGGCGTTCGTCAATGCTAGTGCTATGACCATTGGAATTAGGATCAAAAAGTTGATTAACCACTCCAGCCTCAGCCATAGCTTCCATTTCTTCCTTAGTGTGGAACTGAACAACATCCTGCTTAGCAAGCTGCTGAGCAATAGATGAATACAAGGCAAGGATTTCCTCCCCGTCAGCGTTGGCAACCAATTCAGGCATTGCCATATTCAGCAGAGTAAACATATCCCCTGCGCTAATCTTAATGCTTACCTCGTTGTTCCACTTCTCCTCAGGAACAGAAAATGTTTCTGCATCCTCAGCAGGGTTGATATCCTTATTAACGAATAGATATGCGTAAATCTTTGTGGCTAGTTTCAAAATCACTTGTGTTGTACCTCCATAAATAGTGTTTTAACTGTTTCTTCCATAGCTTCCGGTGCCTTACTCACAACTTTCTCTGCATGATGGTGTGGCATTACATTTGCTATCTGCAACATGCGCCATTGTGCTTCCTGCAAGACAAGGTAAGCTAACTTCTTTGTGTAACTGCTGTGAACCTCACAACTGTCTTTAGTCCAAGCTCTCATAAAATTAAACATTGTCAATCTGTCCTAACTCCTTCCTTTCATCCAGGATATCAACGATTGTATCTTCTGACACCGGGTAGTAATCCCAAGCATCAACCCCAACATGAACCATATTCCCCTGCCCACGATCAGCAGAATGAGTATGACCATGAAGAAGAATCATCCCATTATTAACAGGACGATGATCGAGAAATCTTTCTTCCTCGTGAGAATCACCATCATAAGGGAAATGATTCATAATTGCATCATAACGGCCACCGAGTTGAATCGGAATAGAACCACTACTTACAATCTTAAACCCATTTTCCAGGTACGTCCTTTCCCACTTAAAATACTTCTCAAAATCAGAAGCCTTATTTCCGACACTTCCGACCCAAGGACGATCATGATTACCACAAATGAGAGTTTTCTTCCCATTCAACTGCTTAGCAAGAGGGAGAGTATCCTTAATCTGTCCCATAGCAAAATCTCCAATGACAATCACAGTATCATCAGGGCTCACGACCTCATTCCAATTCTGTACGAGAAGCTTGTTCATGTTGTCAACCGAATGAAACGGGCGACGACAAAAGTTGATGATATTAACGTGACCAAAATGCTGATCACTTGTAAAAAACCTCATTACAAGTCCTTAAATGATGCGAACACTGTCGGGAAACCCATCTCCTTAAACGAAAGATGAGTGTAATTCATTGTCTCGTGGACAAAAACGTAAGCAATTAGCAGCCCAAGAACATCATTCCAATTGTCAAACACCTTAACAACAGTAAACTCCATTCCATTGCCAATGACAAACCTATCATCAATTGGGCCATCATAAGGGTCAACATCGGGACGGTAATTGAACTTTAGCCCCTCTAGCTTATGGTTCTTAAACGGAATATTCATATCAATCATACTCCTGCTTCATGTATTCATCTTCGATACTTTCTAGCTCTAGCAATTGCTCCTTTGTGTAGAATGCATCATCTTCTTTAAGAACAATTTCAAGCCCTTCCTCTTCAAGAGCCTTGACAATAGCTCGACCCAGCTTATCAAATGTGGTAACCATCAGTAACTCCTCATTATCAAGATCAATATCCATGCTGCAACACAATAAATGACGATAGGAGCCCAATGGAAAGCCATACCGGCTCCCCACATAAATCCTGTTGCCATGCAGGCTATTCCATACAGCAGAATAGTCCAAAAATATGTATCTTTCCAAAACATTTTTTATCCTTTGTTTATGAGTGCCCCCGGCGGGACTCGAACCCGCATATCGTAAATGATCGTTGATTTTAAGTCAACTGTGTATGCCAATTCCACCACGGAGGCAATTGCTTAGCGACCGTTTGCTGTCTTAAGCAACTCAATCACTACATCAATGTCGAACACTGAATCCTCATCCGACATACTACCAAACGTAAATTCCTCAACGGAATCGTCCAAGAAATCTCTTGCCTGAGTAAGCAGGTTAATTCTAAGTTGATTCTCTATCCTATCTTCCTTGGACATTTCTTGCCATTCGACTTTGAGATCCATTACGCACCCATCCTTGTTTGAAAAACTGTGTACCAATCAACGTTATCAAGATCAATATCCATATGACTGCCAAAGTCACGGAAAAATTGTTCGATCTGAGATTCGTTTCTCATCTCCTCAGTGGCCTGATAAAGACCCTCATCATTGAGAATCCAACGCTCAACTTCTTCTGTATCCCATGAATCTTCCATTGGCTCCCTTTCTTCGTGATAGTGAACCCCAAATTGAGGCCCACCGCAAAAACTACAAGTATTTTCTAGGTATGGTCCGTCACTCATATTAACCTTTCATATTTCTTCCCGTTAACAAGGGTATGGAATGTTGATCCAACACTTTCAGCCGCACAAATGGTGGCAAAGTCAACACGATCAACATCGAAATAACGATAAAGAGCCCCACCTTTCTCAAAAAGAGCGTCCATAATCTTCTCCTCAGGCCAATAGTCCAGCCTGTTAATAAGAGAAGAATCCTCTACCCAAAGAATTCTCTTATCACTCATAATACCCTCCAATTTTTGAAGTCCAATGGATAATCAGCTTGATTCATCATTTCATCATCCAATCATTGCGGCGTCAATAAGTCTTATTGTTACAGCACCCTCAATAGAAGGCACATCATAAGGGGCAATAAAAGCTATTGCATTACTAAGACCGCCCCAAACGTCCTCACCATTTAAGCTCTTATGCCAATAAAGACATGTCCCGGCCTCAGTTTTCTTACTGAGAACACTGAGTTTATTAACCATGATATTCATCAGTCCCACAAACTCCCAAAGTTTTCGATAAAAAAGGCCAGAGCTTCATCAATTTCAAGCTCCTCTTCTGCAAGATCAAAACGACTTTCGGCGTACTGATCAAACAATACTGCATTCTTACGAAGATCATCCTCCCACAATTGGAAATCAAATTCACCTATCCAACTGTTTTCACTGGAAGGCTCTTCAATCATGTAATCGCCACGACTAGGGCAACCATGCATGTTATCAGCAAGATCATGTAGAACACCAGCGATTACCTTAGCAAGATAAGTATCCCCACTCCAAAAAGAAGTATCATCGTAACCTCTACGACCACGCTGAATGAAATACTTTATCTTCTGTGGGAATCGTCTTACATCATCAAGACCCCGACGAATTTTGTAATACAACTTTGAGTGCTTAGGATTCTCACTCAATGCCTTGAAAAGTTCTTCTGAATTCATATTTCTCCTTAGTTTGGTGGGCTAGATGGGAATCGAACCCATATGAGTCTCCCCGTCAGATTTTGAATCTGATGCGTATGCCTAATTCCGCCACTAACCCATTATCCTATTCTATCAAAAATCTACAGTTCTTCTACCTCCGATAGTGCATGTAGACGAATCTTCAACTTCAAATCAAGCAGTCTTTCCATAAGAGGATCAAGGCGATTATTAATCCGCCAATTCCTCAGAAGCCACCTAATATTCTCAATATCGTCAAGATCACCCCTCTGAGAAGGAATATCCAGCTTCAAAACCATTATCTCTAAATCTCGTTTAGTTCCCATTTTCTTTTCCTTCTGTAAGGTGATGATACCAAAACTCATTCGTGCCTAAATACATTAATGTTGCCTCAAACAAACTATCAGCCTGCTTAGTTTGGAAAGTCCAATGAACCTTCCAGTGGCAAAAACCACAAAGAGGAATCAATTCACTTTCTTGCTCGTTCCCTATGTTTTCATAGGTTGTATGATGTAAATGCATAGACTTATCCTCTTCGCCACACATTCCACATTCATAGTCATAAATCGAAAAGAAAGCCCATCGCCTCTTTTTCCATGACCATGATTTGATATAGGGACGATATTTATCTGGAGTCATTCCAGTAAAGTCATCATCCCTATCCATAGGTTCTATTTCATTTCCGTAGCTCTCCATGATTCAAACCCCGCGCTTGATATCATCCATCTTAGAACCAACAGTTCTTTTGAGCCACTGATTACGAGTATCGTCCTTGCCATAATTGACATGAACGCCCATCAGCTTTCTAGTTCTATCCTCATCGAAAGGAATGGGACCATCAGAATTTCCAAACATCGTCCCAAAAACATTTTCCCAAATGGTAACCCGAGCCAAAAACTCACCGAAATTGCTTTCAGTAAGTTCACTCATTCCAACACTTAAAAAGAGGCAACCAACGGCAAAAATGTAATCATCATTTTTCTCACCATCTTCCTTAAGAAAAATAGACTTATCCTCAACCTTGTTGTAATCGACATTTAAACTCATTTGTCATTCTCCTTACGAAGCTTGTTCGAATAGAAATCATCACGCTCAACCTGATCTTGCAGATCAAGCTTGGAATAGAAAAGCCAATGCTTCTGTTCCCTAATATCCTCTTTCGAGTTGGAAAACGTATTGCGTTGGTGAAGCGCATTTTCAAGAATTGCCTCATCATCCATAAGAACTTCAACCTCGTCCGCATAGACAATCTCATATGTTTTATCAGCCATTGTATTCCTCCAAAGTAGGGCCATCAATATAATCCAAACCCTCACGATAAAAGAGAGTCGCTACATCACTTGGAATGTTTTCAATTCGCTTATCCCAAACAGAAACCCCACAAGCTTCCATAAACCTGTCAGGCTGGAAACGAGGGTTATCGTCCGAAAAAAGAATGCAAAGCTTATCGCAAACACGAGTAAACTCAATACCTGCGCCAATGTCATTCTGAACACCATACCGAAGAAGATCAGCAATAGCATCATAATGACGCCTTGCAAACCATTCTTTTCTGTAAATCCTGTTACCAAGTTCAACGAGCTTATCCATTAGTAATCCTCCGGGCCTTTGTTTAGTGAATTAGGTGCATCCCAATGATAATTGCACACTGGGATTTCAATTCTTCCTTGCTCTTTGTAGTTGATTTCAGTAGCAGTCTTGTCACAATAAGCACAATAACTCATCGTCTGCCGCCATTGGAAAGGAATCCCAATGTTTCAACTGCCCTGCGAATCTTGCTTTTACTGATTCGCATTTTTGCACTGATATCCTTAACACTCATCCAAGGACATTCAATCCAATAAACCCAAACCTGTAGTAGAGTATTATCATTCATTATCCTACACCCCTTTCAAAGATGCGAATTGAATCTCGTAAGTAACTCTCAATTAATCCACCAGGAGCAAACTCACGATACCATGTAACAGACATTTGACTTAAGGATTCTCCACTATTTCTTGTAAGAAGTCCAGGATATTCACCATCCCAAACAATACCAATGACAATTACTTCCTCTGCAAACTCGTCGTAAATCTTACAGATTTTTTCAAGAATTTCATTGAGTGTCATATCAAATTCTCCAAGTCAACTGTCTTAGCCCTAAATAGGGCATCTGCCAAAACACCTTCAAACGGATAATCAAGTGGGGGACTCCACTCATCACTAGTAACTCTCATCAACCATGACTCATAATTGCAAGGAGCAAGTTCCTCCAAATCATCAACACCCCACCAGTCAAAAAACTCATCCAGATAATGATAACCCATAATGTCAATCGGATTATCCTTGAACAAATTAAAAACGTGGCCTGAAATTGTGTAAATGCCAAGACCATGAACAAAGTTCATAGCACCAGCATAAACCCAACAAAAACCACGAGTGTAAACCTCATTAGTGTCAATACCTTCATAAATAACAGGCTTGATACCTCTAAAGGCTTTTTTAATTAGTGGGAGTTTCATACAAGCCTGCTACAATTTACCCTACGCTCACTAACAAAGTCGCCAGTCTCTTCATCGTAAAGACGAACAACAGCATAAGCGGGAGAATCACCATGACCGGAAACCGAAAAGTCAATTTCCTCAACAACTCCAAGGTATTTCATTCCGTTGAACCCCTTGATGAAGATATCCTCACCAATAAGTTCACTGTGATCCCTGAAATTATGGTTATGATTAAAACCCATTTTCATTTCCTCCAATAAGTTGTGAACCAACAAACTTGCTGGCCCCCGCCGCCGTGCGGCGTGGCCTCATGCTATCGGCCATCCTGGCAAATAACAACCTCGCACCCCACCAAATCAGACCCCCGAATCCCGCTCCAATTTGCTCGCGGGGGTCTAATTTGATGGACATTTTCACTCGAATTGAACACTCTCATTTCGAGCCTTAGCCAAAAACTGACGGACACTCATTGTTGCACCGTCAATCCCATTCACAAACTGCTCGTAAGCCTCATGAGAAACATCATTTTCATGTCCCTGCATCAAGTCAAAAAGATAGTCAGCATACTGCTCACCAGCCTCAACTAAAATACCAAGTGATTCATAAAGTTCGTTATCCATTTCGCTCCTTTAGGTCTTTGATAGCTTCCCTGGCTTCAATCAAAGCCAAGACTGCTTCTGTTGAATACTTGTTACTGGGAGTCAAGGCATCTACAACCTGATAGGCCATAGTAATACCATCCAATCTTCCCTTGAAATAAGCCCTGTCAAAATCTGATTCAGGCATCAATAAGCTCCTGTTCTTTAAGCCACTCAATTTCATCCTTGATCATATCAGGGACGTTTTCAAGAAGCTGTTCGATTTCATCTGTAAACTCCATGAAATTGTCAACTTCCTCACGACTATCGAAGGAAGGATAACGAGGATAACCAAGATTACCACCCTGACCCTTCCAACCATAACTCTTAGCTCCCTGGAAATAAGGAGTCAACCAGCCACCTTGCCTACCATTTGAAAACACTCCCGAGTAGCCAAACTCATGAGCAATTTCAGTAGCCTGATTCCACCATTCCTCCTGAACAACATTCCAGATCATTTCAGCACCCTGCTCATCTTCAACGTCAATACCACCATCGTATTTCACGTTGATCGACATAGCAGTCTTAGAGCCAATATCACCCCAAATGTAACCAGGATGCTCAGTTTCAAACTGATCCTGAGAATACTCATCCTCACAATCCTCGCAAATATCATCTTGGTTCAACTCCTCATCATACCCGCAAAGGTCACAAATCATACCAGATACTCCCTATCTGCAATGCGAGATTCCTCTCGCTCACGAATAATATCTTCTGCCTCATAATCTCTCATGTATTCAAATTGAGTCATAGGAGGAAGTTCCATTTCCTCGAGAAATTCTGCAAACTCCTCGTCATCATGAACTTCACTAGGATCACCGAAAACCATTACGACACCACCCAAGCTACAATAGCGGACATAAGAATATCAATTTCTGGGATACTGGCAACATAGATCATTGCCAGTTTAAGCCTATTCATCATACTCCTTTCGTATGAAAATTGCGAACCTCTTGAATGAGGCTAGCGGAAGCATCACGAGTAAACTGAAGATATCTGCCATCATCTCCGCCCTCAATTGCCTCAATTTCCTTAGCAATGACATTGAACGAAAGTCCCATATCATTTAGGAAAGCAAGATACTCAAGACGACTCATATTGTCCCCGGCAAAAAACTTATCAATGCCCTTTCCAAATGAATCACCAAACTCAAAGATGTCAACAGAGTCAAGCTTTCTTCCGGACAACTTACATCCAGCAAGCTCACAAAGAACACCCAAGCAACAGTAAGTATTACTGTCACTATCATAAAGAGCCCTAGTACCTTGCCAATACTTTTTAGACCGTAAAGCCCCGGTCCATTCGCTAATCGCTACCATCTTCAGCAAGCCTTTCATGCTCGTCAATATTTTTATCTACCTTACGAAATTCCGTTCCCGAGGGATTCGCAAACCATTCACCAATAGGTCCAACATCTCCATGTTCATCGGAGTATTGAAAGACCCTTGTAAACCAATTACTTACATCGAGCCCCGTATCCCTCTCAAAGATTCTTCGTGCTTTAGCCGCTGCATCTTTGGGACTATTTGCATTTGTAACCTCAAAAGGGATACGAAACTCAACCACATAATACTTTTCGTCCATTCATCCTCCTAGAGCGATAGAAAAATTGCCAGCGGGATAAGAATCCAACCCGCAATAACCAAACCAACCAAAACCGCCAACACAGTCAGCAGTCCACCTAAAATTGTACGAATAAAAAACATCTTACTCCTAACGATAGTTTTCAATGATAAGACGACCAATCAGATCATCAGCAATGTGACGAAACTCTTCTTCATCATCATGCAAACCCGACTGGATATGATCATTCTCATGGATAAGAGTACCCACAAGAGCATTAAGTTTTCCAGGAGCACACAATTCGTAATTGATGAAAATACGACGATCACGAACGGCACCCCAAAGCTGTTCCTGACTTTCATCAATAGGATCAAAGAAAGAAACAACACGCTTATCAACTGTAACACCAGCACGTTCAATCATTGTTAAAGCTTCATCCAAACGTGCCTCATCAGTTTCAGTCATCTTTCGAGTGTCAAACGTATCCTCACCCGAAAGAACATCATGAATTGTATCAACCCCGGCACGCTCTAAAGCACACTGAACCACATAAGGAACCTGAACAGCGTGATAACCTTTAATCTTAAGCCGAGTAGCAACAAACTTTGGAACAGGATCAGAAACAGGAATTGCCTTATCACCCTCAAGATCACTCCAAACACTAAGCCAAAGCTCTTTATGCTCTGGATACATTGAGTAACCCGAAACCTGCATCTTCTCATAGCACCTCTGATCAGCACTCAGATACTTCTCAACCAATTCAGGAGTATCGAATGCCGAAATGATATCTCCAACCTTAGCTCCAAGGACATGAGCATCACGAACTCTACGCTCCTCATTGAGAGTAATACTATTGAATTGATAATCCCAAATCATAGGCCCAAAATCTTCCTCACAGAATTCGTGAACACGAACACCCTTATGAAAGATCAAGCCATCTGGAGAATTGCTTCTATCGAAAATCGAAGCAATACTCGTTGAGAAAACCTTTTCACGGTTGATACTGAAATACTCATCAAAATTCTCGAGCACATTCATTACTTCTGGAGGAGGATTCCAAGTTTCCTCATCACGAATGAAAACGGAAAAGATACCATCTTCATCAAGAGGTTCATCAACCAATTCCCACCACCAACGAGAACCATTCTCAACAAACTCATCAATTGCATTTGCCAAAGCTTCACGAACAATCTGGAAGCTATCCTCCCAGGAAAGAACACCGGCTTCAGCAGTGTAAGAGGAAGGCTTACGAGTACCGTTATTGTAAACGAAGAAAACCTCCGAAATATCATCGGACTCTTCAATCTCGTAATTCATCCGATAAGCACCATCGGCATCATTTCCTGCATTCAGCCACGACCAATTCCTGCGGAGAGCAGCAATAGGAGCGAATTTTGAACCAGAACCGAATTGACCAATCGTATCCTCATTATCCCTCTTGGTTGAAATCCCCAACTTTTCGAGGAACAACCTATTTACGTCACCACTCTCATTAGCGATTCGAACGTACATTTTATTTTATTCCTTATGTCGGCGTCAATATTGACATTGGGCATTGACTACACTCTATCGGCTCAGGGCGGGAAAACAACGTACAGAACTGTTTATTGCTATGTTGGATCAGGAGTTGACGAAACGTTGACCGCACGTTGGCGGCAAATTGCGCCCTGCAAATTTGGAAGCAATCTGTGGCAAATTTGAATATTTCTATTAATCCACTACTATCATCAACTCATCAATCAGAAGAGCATCTTTGATATTTCCTCTTGCCGTGTTGTGTATTTGGTCAACCATGATTGAAGTAAATTTTGCGTCAACATAAACTACAAGACCTTCATCATTTTGCTCAATGTAAGCATAAGGCTTACCAACCTTATGCCAATTCTGTACCATAGGGATAGGAACATTTTCGATAATATGTTCATATCCTATCGTATCATAAAAAATCAAATGCTCATCAAGAAAAACACAACAACCTTCACCATCTCTTAAATCACAAACTGATCTATATGGCACTTTTTCCTTTAGAGCTTTAACTGTATTTTTCATTATGTCAATCTCCTCTCCCATATGGGCTTCCAAAAGATTATATGGGACATTATATAAGCCCACGAAATTTCCCAGCGAAATTAATTTTAGCTCCCATTATAATTTTCCGCAATTTCCCCATGCAAACCGTGAAGTAATTTTTTGTTGATCGGATGATTTTCAACCCAATTCTTACCCTCAACAAACCTAATCGACACCTGATCACAATGAGTGAATGCTAGAATATCAGCCGCCAACTGAGAACAAAGTTCAACATCGGCCCAAGCTGTCCCTATATGAATAATGTAGGGAGTATCAGAACAATGAGTTCCAACCCCTACGCTGAGGACTACAGCAGTATTTTCAGGCAAAGTATAGTCTCTCACTAACTCCCCGTCTATTGCAAAATCTGTTATATCATTCTCGTCAAATATGATATGATTCTTCGAATCCAAATATCCAGTTCTTGTCATAATATCTTGGCAACCTTTCCAAGTTACAATCGCGTTACAGTATTTCCGTCTATATTTGTGTTTTATACTCGGTATAAAGCAAACCCAAAGGGGAATAACACAAACTCAAAATTTGCCCTATTATCACTACAAGCTGTAGCGAATGCAAATTGTCAGCCTCCGATGCCAGTATGAACCGCTGTGCTACCACGGCCAAGAACTTCTGTCCAAATGGTAGAGGCTTCCTCTGAGATTTGCACCGACGAATATATTTGATGAGAAGCACCGACAAATCGAGCACCATGAGGCAACTGCGCCAAAGCATCTCTCAAAGTGGAAGTTGAGGAATCAACGTTTAGCGTTTGCGTAACCCCTGAACCCACAACGTACTTCAAAACCCATGTGTATTTTATGTCATTTTCGAAATTGGCCTGTATCTTTTCCTCTATCTTGTTATACAATGCATTATGCTTAGTATCCATAACTAGACCTCCATATGCCTAATTTAATATGCTCAAAAAGTAATTTGAAAATGCAAAATGGGGGACCAGCCTTGGCCCCCCATTCTACGATTATAAATGCTATCTTGGTTCCAAGTTAACAACATTTGGATTTTCAATTGTTGCCACAGGACCTTCCTCAACTGGCATTACCCTTTGTGCGGGTATAAATGCACAACTTGCAATGAGAAAAGCTGAAACCAAAATCGCAATTGCGACCTTAACCACAATTAGGCCAAGGACTTGTACCACGCTGAGCAATCAGCGCATTAGCCATTGCGTCCTGAGTAGCAGGAGAAGCATTGGCAGGATTGCCAGTACCCCCTACAGAATTCCACGTTTGCTGATCAAACTGATAAGCTCCGTAGTATCCATTTCCAGTATTAGTGGCATAATTGCCACCTGATTCGCAAGCTCTAATGGAAGCTAGATTACCTCCACCCCCGCTAGAATACACCGGGGCAGAGCTACCGCCACTACTATAAGTAGTAACTTGCTGTGCAGCAGCCGCCTCAGCAGCCGCAGCCGCAGCAGCGGCTCTTTCAGCTTCAATACGCTTCATTTCGTTATCATAAACGATAAGCGCATATTCAATTACCTTAGCATCATGATAAGCTCCTGCAAATTCAATTGCAATTTCCTCTTGTCGCTCATCATAATACTTTTCATATTGCTCCGAGATCATTTCTGCGACCTCAGCCTGACTAGCAGTAGGAATTTCCTCTACTTCGCCAACTTCGTCAGCATTAGCAATACCACATCCGGCAGCCAATACCAAAAACGTAAAAAATCCTGCGATAAATCGTAGAATTTGAATCACTCCTTTTAGTTTACTTACTTAATAATATGTCCGGTCAAATAAATTTGGCTGGGCACTTATCACCCTTTCTTTGTGTCTAAGCTGGAAGGACAGGTTTCGAACCTGTGATAAGAGATTCAGAGTCTCTCGTGTTGCCACCTACACTACCTTCCAATATGCCCCGAATTAACGGGGGAAATCTGTTTTTGAAATCGGAATTACTTCTTGGTTGAAGCCTTCTTCTTGGTGCTCTGCTCAGGCTCAGGAACGAACCCCTCAAAGTGAAGCTCAACAGTGTCCTCATCATCAGTAGAAACCTGATGAACATTAACCCCAAGACCAACAGTAGTGGCAGCGTAACGAACCTTCTGCGAAAGCGAAGAATAATTACCCTTACCCTTAAGCGGAACATCCTTGATGATCTTAGAACTCAGATCAGCAACAGCGTCAGCCAACTGCTTAGTTTCTTCCGATGAACGTCCGCCCCTACGAGTAACAGCGGGTAGTTCCTTAGTATCTCCAATAGTTAAAGCCATTTTTATCTCCTACAGATGTTTATTGACTTAATCTGGTCGGGGGGAGTCCTCGACCGTCCCTTATATGGTAGCGGGTGACACGCCGGGTGACAACCTCTAAACCATATTTAACCATTCTTGTACCTCATCAGGCATGACTTCCTTGTCCTCATCCTTAAGAATCTCCTGTCGGAAATCAGGACCATCCAATTCGTCGTCAAAGCCCTCACCAGCACCCAGAATTTCAATATCAACATCACCGTCACTAATCATGTTCTCAACACATTGAGTGGTGGCTCCCGCCACAGCATCAGCAAGGTCCTTAGAACCCTTAGTGGGGTGATCAACTTTGTTGTTGTTGAGAATCTGCAACTTAAGCAGCTCATCCTCAACAAGAATTTCATTCCAATACCCGATAAACCTCTTATCATAAATGGTAGAGGAAAGCGTGTCATAATCCAACTTCTTGACGTTGTGCATATCAGCATTGATGCCAAGAGAGCGGAGTGACTGAATCATTTCAACAGACTGGTATTGGTCAAATGTGACCAACCCCACGTCAAATTGTCTAGCCAAGTAAATTATCAAATCTCTGATCCGACCAAAATCAATTTCCTTGCCAGACTTAGCCTCCCAATACTTGACCAAATCCATTTTCACAATCGGTAAAGCCTCCACGCCCATGTACGTTTTAACCTCTTTCATACCGGGGGTATGAACCATAGACAAGGCCGCACGATCCTTTTTGACAGCAAGGTCAACGTGGATGAATCTTACATTATTATCAGTTCCAACGAACCAATCTTTAAAGCCCTCCTCATCCTCAGGATTCTCATCCCTCATGAAAGCTTCACGAACAACAGCAGGCTCACGGAAATACGCATCTTCCATTTCAGGAGGCTCGCACATATAACGAGCCCTAGCCTGAACAGGGTCACGTCTTAATTCATCTTCAAACTCTGACTTCTCTCTAGTGGGATTAACGTCCCAAGTGGAAGCTCTAACCACCCACGAAGTTTTCTCCATGTCAGTACCCTTATTGCCAAGTGTCTCATCCTCATTCCTCTGAGTATCAGGAATATCATCCATGACGCTCTTGTAACGAGACTGAATGAAGTCCCCACGGAATCTCGGGAATGACAACAGAATCGTCTTGCCAACATCAGGGAAACGAGACTGAACAGAAGCCCTCGCCATGTTGTAAATTTGAGAGGCCGAACCCTTATTTCTAACTTCATTTCCAAGTTCTGAGTCAGCTTTGAAAGCTGCAATCTCATCCAAAACGAAAACTAGAGCCTCATAACCTTCCCAGGATTCCGATTCGGAGTGACCTGAGAACATTCGGATAGGACGCTCAAAGAAGAAAATCTCCTGTGCTCTAGGCTCAAAGAGAGCCTGCTCCATGAAATATGGCGAACTCATCAAAAGCTTCTTCAACGGATCGAAGAAAACCTGCTGAGCCTGCTTAGCGTTGACAGCAACGTTCACAAGGTCAACTGTAACCTCATGGCCCTTTCCATAGTAATCAAGGGGATCACGCAAACAATGAAGCAAATACGCAATATAGGCCATAGCAATTCTCGAGCAATGATCCTTTCCAGAACCCTTACCAAGCTGTGCTACGACCTCTTTAACGGTGTAGTCATTGTAATATTTTGTCCCTTCCTCCTGCCCCAAAAGTTGAACCATTGTTTCCGGTTTGTAAATTTGAGTGGAGTGCTTAACAATCTCAATTTGGATTTCAGAAAGCGCACGGTTACCAAGATACTTGGAGTCCGTTACGAATCTGTCAATCGGAATTGGTTCTTCAAGAATATCATCCTTAGAGAGCAAACGATCAAAATCTTCAAAGTCCAATGCAGAGCCAAAGAAATCGCTCATTATGCGACCACCTCAGCATCCTCAAAATCAAGAGCCTCAACGACTTCCTCAGGAGAATCAAATCCCCTATCGTCAAGCATGGCAAAGGCTTCCTTCAACATATCTCTCGACATTGGTTGACAACGAGAGCAGTCAGAAACTACCTCATTGATGACCTTAGAAACCATAGCATTAACAGTTTCCTGGCGCTGGAACCTGGCGATCATTTCTGCATCACTGGTTGTAGCGTTACCAAGAAGCTGCTTAAGCTGTGCCTTTGACTTTGCCGTATCCAATGCCAATCTTAGAGCCTGCAATCTGCCCGTGACCATACCGTCACGAGTAGCAATCTCAACAGTCTCCCAAGATTCCTTGGATATCTCATTCAACTCCGAATACGCATGTATGGTGTTGATCTGAACCTTGTCCAAAAAGTAAGGGTCATCTTCAACAATAGCCTCAAGGTGGGCAAGATATTCATCTACATGCCCCGATGCCGTGCGAGGGTCAATATCAAGAGTCTCAGCAATCTCACGATTACTGTAACCCTTGATATGCAAACGCCCAGCCTCCTCAAGAAGCTCTAATTTGTCATAAGTTGGAGTGTCAACCTCTTTTGAGGTCGGCTCCACCGCTTCAAGTGTTTCATCCATACACCAACTATACCACTAAACAGGTAAAATAGCAATCATCCGTCCTCAATTTCCAGGTCGGAACCTTTCTTTTTCTTCGCTTTTGAGCCCTTTTTCTTCGCTAAAGGTGCCTTTTTCTCTCCCTTTTGCTCCTTTTTAGCCTTCTTTTGCTCCTTTTGTATGCGTTCTATCTCGTCCTCGGAATCCTTCTGTTTCTTTTTCTTCTTCTCTTCCTTCGCTTCCTCCCTTGCCTTGGTTTCCTCCAGGGAAACGAACTTAATTTCAAACTTACGAAGCCCCTCATGCTTTTCAGCATTCATTGAGCGTATACGCTTACGGACCTTCTGATTAAGAACAGTAGGATCATCGTCCCAATCAATCTCCTTTTCAAGAAACTGACGGAAGGAGGTCATCATACAAACCCCAACTTTGACGTTACGGGCACGATCCTCATCGGAATCAGTACCAATACCGTACTTGGTCAGAGCCTCAACAATCTTAGCCTCACTTGTAAGTTTGGACATTTCATCAAGGAAATACTGATAAACCTGAACGGCGTGGAGGCCATCCTCAATCTCCTGGGGCTCAACCTCAGCCCCAGGCATATCCTTTTCGTCAATAATCTCAGCCATTAGTTTCAACCTCATGAATCCTTTTTTCTAGTTCTTCACAATATGATTCAAGATCTTCAAGTGCTCCACAAATATCGTCTAGAACTGCTTGAAGTTCCTCAGCATTAACAACAGACTCCTGTATATCTTCAGTTACCATCGAAGGATCAACCATCATTTCCATCATGCCACCTCATGTCCACAAAGATCACAACGATGCTTATGATCACTGGCAAGCTCACCAGCAGCCGAAAGCAGTTGCTCACTATTACCGAATGAAACATCAACATTATGAGTGCCCACGAACATGAACAAGGCAATGATATCGTGCATGTTCTTAGGTTCACGACCACCGATGGTAGCCTGAAAGGCGGGATCAGAAAGCTGATCCACAAGAATGTTCTGTACCTTCTTGGGGATGCCCTTGTCCTTACTGATTCTACGAACTACAGTCTCGGGACGATCAACAGGTTCCTCAAGGGAATCTTGAAAACCCTTCATCATATCAGGGACATGCTTAACAGCTTCCTTAGCAAACTCCTTAGCCTGAGCTAGAACGTCACCAGGAGCTTTCTTAGCCACCCTAAGCTTTCTTGTCTGACGATCCACAATCATTCCCGTACCACCAGTCTCACGGTGAAGGAAAGACTCAAACTTAATGGGCTTATCATCTAACCATGAATCAACATGAGAGAACCTCACGCCACCCTGAATTATTGAACCACCGAAATCATCATGAAACTCGAGCGGCATAATAACAGCCTGCACTCGAAGCTCATCAATACCATCAAAGCCAGTTTCATATGCACCATTGACCTGATTGACGATACCCTGATAGATATCCAAAGAGGGGATATAAGGGTAAGTTGGGTCCTTAAATGCACGAACGCCCTGGGGGCTAAGCAGAGCGGAATACATGGCATTGCCAGAGTGTGACAATAGAAAATCCATATTGAGCTTTAGAAGCTCAGGATCAATTCGATTGGCGAAAGGAATCGGAAAGTTGATGACATTGCAAAGTTGGCGGAAACTCTCATTCGTCATATGCAGTGACTCTTCACTAACCTTACTATCCTCTGCTACAACGGCGTTAAGATGCACTTCCTGATCATCTACATTAACATTACAATCCCCAAGGACAAAGCTAACGTGTCTCGTTTCTTCATCTCTCGTTCTAAGCATTTCTTCAAAATTCTGCACCGACATACCTCCTGTATGTTGGCCTCAAGGCTACAGGCGGTTGGCCGGGTTTGCAACCTCCGACACATTTTATTCTCAAGTTCCTGGTCGCTTTAGACCTTTCCGTTGGGCTCTTATTCGCTGCTGTTGTTTGTGAAATGGGCTGGTTTGGCGTTTCGCCATCTTCTTCTTGCCCAGGTTGCCGCCGATCTTGCGGCCCTTCCCTCGGAACTTCTCGAGTTCCCACTTACATATCCAGTTGTAAATTGTCTGGTGGCTTACTTTGATGTTGTATTGTTTCAAAAGAAGCTCTTGAATATCGACCAAATTCATTCTACGCTTTACATAGTATTCCATTAAAAATGCGCGATCCTTGTAGATTTGAAATGCCATCACCAAACCTCCGTTCGGCCACAACTATCGCATTCAACCATATCTATAAGCTCTTTTCTTCTTGAGTCCGTCCAGAAGTCAAATATACGCATGGCCCCTCCACATTCAGAACAATGAATTTGATTATAATACTTGTCTACATCGGGACCAACATATTGATGCCTTAGAGATTCATCAATGCCCATTTTGCTACTCCTATACTGTCTACAATATCATCGTCATCAATATTTTTGACAACCGCGCAATCTTTCTTGAGGATACGCTTTGTTCTTTCCTTGCGTTCGAAAGCAGCTTTCTTTTTGACTTCCTTTGGGCTCATAGTCTTAGCCCATTCTTCTTTATCTGCTTTCATTACACGCTTATAACCAATAGCAGCCTTCCATTGTAATGGCATGACAACCTCTACGTCAATTCCGTAGTCAATGCAAATAACCCAGAGTGCCCCAATTATCTGGGATAATTTGATTGTTGTCTTTGGATTTTGGATCATTACGGATTGCTCGACCGCAATCGTGTTAATAGGCCCAAATTGATCAAACAACGGTCTAATAGTTGCCGCTATGATCTTCAACTTGTCATTCATCTCTTTAGGCTTTAGCTCAATGCGGCCAGTATGAACGAGGACCCACTCTTCGTCTTTGCGGTCCACAATTGCAAAGGCAAGCGCGTTTGAGCTCGTATCGAATCCAACGAAACGCTTGTCTTTCTTCGCACTCAATTCTTTTACTGCTTTCATTAGTCTCGCCTCGATATGTCATACATTTCCTCTACAAGATTCTTACCAATCCCCGTTTTAACAGCCCTTGCTGTGAGCAATTTGCTCTGACATAACTCACAAATCTCCTTCTTGTTGTAACGTGAAAGGCGAGAATCACAAGTTTGGCAAATGCGATCCTCAACCTTACGGTTCTTATTAGCGTGATAATTCTCTAAAACTCGTTTGTTAGTAACTGCACGCCGGCATTCCGGCGTGCAATACTTTGCGTTGTGTGAACCCGGTTCGAATTCCTTTTTACAATTTGGGTTTTGGCATACTTTCAAGAGTAAGCTCAACTCCCACTGTCTTATCAACATCCCAACAATACTCATAAGCCGAACAATTTCTGCATTTAGCAGATGACTTCTTGTACGGTCTAACCGACAACTCTCCAGCATCATGAGCAGTCTTAACTCCACGCCACCTCAGATACAACTTCTCAATGTATTCCTGATTCTTCTCAACTAGAATAGGCAAAAGCTCATTATTACTTCGATTTACATAGAGCAAAATGCCCTTCTGCCACGGCCCACGATCCAAATAGACCTGCAACTGCCTGTAGTGCTCTGATTTCGGCTTGTGAGCCTTCTTGCGGGGCTGGAAACCGGCATCGCTGATAGACTTAACCTCAATCGGCATCTCCTCACCCATCAGTTTTATGACGATATCGAGATAGGCGCTGATAGGAGGATCATCATGAACAAGGTGAACTTGGGAGTCCTTCAAGATCCCCATTTCCTTGAAATACTGAATAAGGCGGCCCTCAACATCATTACCATTGTCAAAGATACGTAAAATTTGCCCACTGAAATTGGGCGTCATATCAAACCCCTTGAGGCGATACCCCAAGAACCTTTGGCAATTGTTGTTGTTCGACGGAGCAAACGTATTCGACTTCTTGAATTTCTTGATGTTCTCAGACGCCTTAAGATAGGTGTCCAACTTGTTAACAAGGGACTGCTCAATGTCATTTAGATCATGCTTGGACCACTTGGCGGAAGGTTTACCCTTACCGCCAGCGGTCATCTTTTTAGCTACTCCACTCATAGACTAGCCTCAACTCTCCCCAAAAGTTTCAACGTGTTAATGTTCTCCTCAAGAGCATTATACATCGTTAACAGAAGATTTTTACGACGCTTAGTTGTCACCGTAGGCTTTTGTGTCTTGTAATACTGAGCACGAAGCCCAATCTTAGTTCGCAGGGCAGCCAACTGGTTTGCACCATGAATGGCCCTAATCCCTGTCATAGAAGTAGGATTGTCAATGATGTTCTGAATCTTTCTCATAGCCTCAGTAAACTCATTCGCCTCCTCTTCCCCCAACGCAGCGAGAACCTCTTCAAAGGTTACCTCTGTATTGTCATCCGTGAATTCCTCAGTCATTTTGCTCCTCTAGCATTTTCTTATAGTCAAGGAAGTGCTCCCAATCAATGACAGCAACCTTAACCTCATCATCCAATACGACCTTATAGACCGGATCTTTTCGACCCTCGTTCCAGGCGTCTTTCTTATGCTTCCGCCAATTCTTCGTAGTAATAGAAAAGGTTTTACTATTGTGCTTGTAATCAATCAACCAATCATCCAACACCGCATCACCTTTTCTAAATCCCCTGCCCGAGTTCGGAACAAGAGTCGCACCGTCCATTCTGGCTTCTCTCTTTTCTTTCTCAGGCTGCTTCAAAGATAGCTCCACTTTCATCATCAAACTGCAACTTCATGTTCATCAGCTCATTTTCTAAGCCTTCCCATCCATTGTTGATCTCAACCAAATCTTTCAGCTTAGCCAACCCCTGAACCTTATCTTCGTTCCAGGTATACCAGGCTCCACCCTTTTTGATCAGACCATTTCTGATCGCGATATCAAGGATTTCCTCTTCCTTGTCAATATGGGCATCAACAGGACTAAAGAAATAGTATCCCTGTGTTCCCGCAATGGGACCCTGCTTAGACTTCTCAACAGTCCAAGTTACCTTGCGAACAAGAACCTTGCCGTCATCATCTGTCGTATTGTCTTTGTCGGAATTAGAGGGAGTCAGCCGAATGATATTGCTTGCCATATGACGTGTATAGTTGCCCATATTTGCTTTCGGGACCCAATACATTCCCGCTGCCTGCATACTCTTTTGAGCAACCATGACAATAATGTTATTCACGTCCTGAATGAGATAGTCATTCAATCTTTGGATGAAAAGCTTCTGCGAGCGTGCCCCCAAAGCCTGCGCCTGCTTGGCCCCATCCTTCTTCTCAGCATACTCATCCTCAGGGATAATGGCGTTGATTGAATCAATGATCCAAAAATTCTTTTGCCCTTCTCTGATATGAGTCCTCATATACTCGAGAATTTCTTCCATGCGACCACTTCGGATCACCGTTCTTTCACTTTTGTCCACACCACAAGTCTCAGCCCAATTATCGTTAATCGAACCCTCAGAATCAATGATATGAACATAATAGCCCCTCGACTGCGCCTCAGCAGCAGCATAAAGAGCCATAGTAGTTTTTCCTGCCGTAGCATCTCCCCAAAGGACATGATAACGACCGGACCAAAGCCCACCACCAAGAATGTAGTTCAATCCAAACGAAGGAGTCTTAATGATATCCTCCTGCGGGATTGATTCTCCACCTTTAATAACCAGCATAGAACCTCCTAAATTGTTCTTAATAGTTGTATTGTTATTTGATATTATTTAGGCCGCTTTTCGGTTATGCGGCCCTGAACCACTCTCTATTGTATCACAACTCAGGGGGTTCCGTGCTGATTTTCGTAATCTTCTACGGAAATCATGTTCTCCAATGCGTATCCACCACCTCTCGGCTTTGTAAGATGAAGGAAGTACCAATCAAATGGCTTCTCAAGCAAATGCTTCTTACGGGCATAAGTCTGAGGGAACACAACGATCTTCTCAAACTTTCCTGACGCAGTTAGAACGTAAGCATTAGCCATCCAAGCACCCTTCTTCGTTTTGAAAGCTGTTGTGCTCCAAAGATAGCCAACACCCTTGTTAGGCGGACTCTGATCACGACTAGAGGTTTTCAAATCAGGATAGAATCCCATCTGTCTGAAATACTCTGGCTTGTCGAATGACAACCTTCCTTCAAGAGCATCATCATAAAACTGGACAAATTCCTCCTGTAGAACATCCTCAGGCTCACAGAAATAGTGGAGATTGGAATCCGAGACAATAGCTGTAATAGCCTGCCTCTTAGAAACCTCATCATCCACACTAGCGAACGATGAAGTAATTCCAGTAGCATCCTCAATTGTAACCCTATGCCACTTCTCCGTTTTCTTTGTTTCTCTCACAACACCCTGAACAAGCTGAGGAGCGATCTCATCCTCGTCAACGTCACCGCAATCCGTGACCATATGACTAATTTCACTGTCCTTAAGATTTACAGGATAGTTCAAAAGCTGGGCATAATACTTGTCGTGCTCGAATGAGGAACCCTCATTGATACACTCCAAGGCCCCAACCTGACGCATGGCCTCAATCATATGCTTCTTGACTTTAGTTCTCGAGGTTGTGTTCTCAAACTCCTTAAAGTCTCCAAACGGAGCCTTATCAATGATTTCATCAGCAGCCTTACTACCAACACCCATGATGTTAGCAATACCAAACTGAATCTTCTTCCCCTCCCTCATTTCAAAGAACTTACCAGATGTATTAATATCAGGTGGAACCAACTCAACCCCGATACGATCCGCCTCAAATAGAAACGTCGTAACCTTCGTCAAATCGTTTTCGTTCTTAAGAAGAGCCCAAATGAACTCAGTAGGGTAGTTCACCTTTAGCCACGCCGTCTGATATGCCAGTAGCGCATATGCAACGGAGTGAGCCTTGTTGAACATATAAGTAGAAGCCTGCTCAATGTCATCCCATAGTTGATCTGCGGTGTCATCATCAACATGCTTCTTAACGCCATCCATAAACGACTGCTTATATGGAAGAAACTCAGCAGCATCCTTCTTCTTCGAAATGATCTTACGGAAGCTATCAGCCTGGCCCCAGGTGAACCCTGCAAGATCGACCAACGACTGCATCAACTGTTCCTCGAAAATCCAAGTACCATACGTGTCCTTAAGGATAGGCTCGAGAATATCATCATGATACTCTGGCGTCACTCTACCCTCACGGCAAGCAAGATAACGAGCACCCTGCGTAGTCCAAGAACCAGGACGAATCAGAGCATTGGCAACCACAATGTCATCAAAACTCTTAATTCCCATTTCACCAACAACATCTGTAAAGGCTGCACCCTCAGCCTGGAAAATCCCAACCGTGTTACCACCAGAAATTTCATCAAAGACGCTCAAATCAGGCTCATCAATGTCAAGAGAAAGTTCCTCAACGTCAAGCCCATGACGTTCCTTGATTTTCTTAATGGCATCATGAATGACAGAAACCATACTAATTCCAAGGATATCCAATTTGATAAGACCAACTTCCTCAAGTTCATTCTTATCAAACGCAACAGCAGGAATACGGGTGTCCGATTGCTTGTCAGAACGTGACTCGACCGGCACAACCTCGTCTAGCGGCCTATCAGCCACCACCACGCCCGCAGCGTGCAGCCCTGGCGAGCGAATGATCCCGTCCAATCTCTTAGCCAGAGGTACAATATTGGGGTACTTCGACATGAACTCAGGGTTGTTGAATTTGTCAATGTCCTCAAACATGCTTGTGAACCTGTTAGATTCCTTGAACGGAATAGCATAGGCTCTCGAAACATCCTTGAAAGCGGACTTACCGTGCAGCATATTGTATGCAGAAACGGATGCAACATTCTCAGCACCCCAACGCTGTGTGATGTAATCCTTAATCTCACCACGACGCTTATCCTCAAAGTCAATATCAATATCGGGATAGTCATTACGCTCAGGGTTCATGAAACGGAAGAACAACAAACCATGCTTAATTGGATTAAGCTTGGTGATATTCATCAGATATGAAACCAAAGACGAACCAGACGAACCTCTCGCCGGTCCACGAGCAATGTTACTACGATCTGCGAACGAACAGATATCATGTAGAATCAAAAAGTAGTCTGCAAAATCCTTGCCATTGATAACATCAAGCTCAGTTTTCAGACGCTTCTCATATTCGTACTCTCCATCAAACTCATGCTCTCGCATAGCCTGTTCACATAGAAGCTCGAGATATTCTCCCGACTCCATAGGGATACTCTGATCCTTCGTGTAGGAAGGCAAAAGGTTACCGTATGTCTTATATTCCGCTGTGCAACGCTCTGCAATCTCAGCGGAACGCTCAACAACATCAGTACCAAACCCCGCCTCGTCAAACTCATTGACAACAGTATCAGTGTCCATAATGTAAACATCAATGTCACGAAATGATATCCTACGATCAGGCCACATTTCATCCATCGCATCTACATGGTTTCCCTCCAGAGCTGCCTTCTTTGAATGCGCCCTGGCAAATTGGATCTGCTTGTCAGTGAAACTTGAACACTGGCCTACAGTAAGGAACACTTCCTCTAGTCCCCTTTCCTTCTCTGACGGATAATGACAATCAATCGTCCCAACAGTAGGAATACCAAAATACTCGCTCATGTCTTTGATCTTCTTGTTGACCTTTACCTGCTCAGGCATAGTCCAAGGCTGAACTTCAAAGAAGAAGTTGTCACCAAAGATGCCGTCAAATCTCATGACAAGCTGAGCAACACGATCCTCGTCATCCTCCAAGATAGCCTGAGAGATAGCACCACCCAGGCAACCCGACAGAACAATCAAACCGTCGTTAGCATTATCAAGCATGTCAAAGTCAATACGAGGCTTCCCGTAGAACCCATCAGACCACGCCTTGCGGTGAAGTCCGAACAGAGTCTTAAGACCCTGCTCATTCTCCGCCAACAGCGTAAGATGAAAACGTTCCTTCTTGCGATCCTTGGAGTCCTCATTGATATCATCAACAAAGTAAGCTTCAACCCCAAAAATGGGCTTAACACCCTCAGCGGCAGCAGCTTTCTTGAAACGCAAGAAACCCCCCATAGAGCCATGATCAGTCATGGCAATATGAGATTGGCTATTTTCGGATGCACGTCTAGCCATATCCTCCGGTGAGGAAAGACCATCAAGCGGAGAAAACTCGCTATGACAATGCAAGTGGGCAAAGTTAGTCATCTTCTGAAACCGACTCCAAATCTCCCTTTAGCCTCTTAATCTGATCATCTGACAATGCAAAATCGCCCTCAAACGTTATGGTACTTGGATTTGATCCCTGCAAAGTATAAGTATCACCACCTGTGGTTATCATACCGCCACTTGTTGTACCTGTTGTGTACGTCTGCCGACCCGATGTATCAACCCAAACCGTACCAGGATTCATTGGACTTTCCGCCCTGGGAAGAGGGCTAACCTCTATTTCTGCAACAATAACTTCCTCGCCATCAACAAAAACCCTCCAAGCCCCATCTGCCTGCTGAACAAGCTGCATATGCGGAACCTCCTCTACAACTAAACCATCATCATCATGTAAACTACTCATTTCGCACCCCATCCTAAATCTTGTGCATTTTTCTCGTGTGTAATATCACCAAAACGCTCTCCGCAATAAAATATGTTATCAGCGGAAAGCCTCAACCTGTGCATATCAATGCTCTTTTGGGCTTCCATGCCCCACTGCATTGCATATGCTACATATGTCATAAGTTTATCCTCAACAATCTCTTCGCAAAGAAAGTGAAGAATCTCCTCGTCTGTCATCAAGTATATGTCACTTTCTCTATCCAAGGGATTCTATGCTTTTCGCCACTCATGGTGATAACCTCCTCATAATTGCTGTTGTCCTCTATGAGAAACTTATCAAATTGAACAGACTCCCCATCAATATATAAGTCCCATCTGTCCCCATCTTTAATGAGTTTGACTGTACCAACACTCTCATGATACATTCCCTTGTCATTTCTAACTACCGTTGTCATATTTTTCCAACTTTTCTACATCAAAATTCAGCTTATCGTTATCCAATTTCTCTTTGCGCTTGGTAACGAGAAGATACTCTACGCCATCCTTGATGACGACAACATCTGTAGCATACGGCATTCCATTGTCATAAGCCATGCTTCCAGGTTTAGTCATAAATCACATCCAATACAGAACGAAGGGTCGGAGATAAAATCTCCGACCCGTCCGTCAACTTCTGGAATCAAAAAGTTCAAATCCAGAGTAATCACTTTTTACCAAGGCTCCTCTTTGGTGCCATCTTCCAGACCCAAATAGAACGACTCCTGCTTTTCAGGAGAAACAACCTTGTAATGCGTATTCAGATCATGCATCTCAAGTTCCGTAAGGTTCTCGGGACGATCTTCCTCTGGCAGAGCGATCAACTGATACTGAGTATCAGGACCTTTTCCTCTACGAGTGATCTGATAGGGGCGATCCAGAAGTGTACCATAAGCTTCGGCACAATCCAGAAGTGTGCTTCCAATGTGAGCAGGAGAAAGCTTCTGATCAAGAACACGGGGCTCCCAATCGTTAACCTCGTTGTCATCCTCACGCATAGCGATGTTCACAAGAACATGCTCCTTTGGACGCCAACCTCTATCCACACCTTCCTGGCCCTTCGTCCATGACTTGTAATCAAACTCTTCCAAGTCATCCGTAGCGACCGCACGCTTCGTCCAATCATTAGGAGACTGAACAACACGCACCAATTCCGCAGCGCCACGATCCTCATCGTAACTAGCGCCATCTTCGGCAACCTCCTGCAAGAACCAAATCTTGAAACGGTCACCATCATTCACGGAGAAGAAACGATTACCACCCGATCCTCGAGTGTTCGCATTTTCCACGCTTTTCTTTAGCTGATCTAGGGACTTAATTCCCATATCTTAACCTTCCTTTAATAAGTTAGTATACAACTTTACATTTGGACATTATCTAACACCCACGAAAGATGATCAACACTATTGTCAATCGTCCATCTTATCTGATCTTCTGACATATCGCCAGGATCTTTACCTTCAAAACCATCCGGATAAATTGCCACCCGTATGTCCTTCGTCGGTGTACCTTCAAGTATAGCAGCTCGCATCACGTTTCCCGCCCTGTCGTCGTCAGAAAATACGATTATTTTCCGGAAATGCTTATTCAGCAAATCAACCTGTTGGTCCGTAACCTGTGCCCCGAGGGTAGCAACCACCCACGGATACCCAGCCTGATGCACCATAAGCGCATCTAAGCTCCCTTCAACTACCACAACCTCATCCCACTTCTTAGCGGTTTGAATATTGAATAGTGAGGTGGCTCTTTTGAACCCCTTAGAATAACGATACTTTGGGTCCTCATCTACAATCGTTCTACCGATCAGACCAGTCACCAAGAAATCCTCATCCCTCACAGGTAAAACGACACGACGCCTCTGCTCGGAATATCCGACCTCAAACGACCTGAGAGTAACCGCAGCATAACCTCTATCGAGCAAATACTGGAGGCTCTTCAAATCCTCTGGATCGTCATAATCCACTTCTATACTTTCCATTGCATCCGTCCAGTCCTGTTTTTCTTCTTCCTTACCATCAAGTAACCTTAAAAGGTCATCAATGGTTACATCAATTTTTATTTCCTCCCCGCCCATTAAACGAGCGAGGGTTCTCATCCCGCCACGTTTGGCGCAACCAGGGTTGAAACAATGCCACAACCCCGTTTTCTTGTTGATAAAAAAGGCGGGAGAGTCTTTATTATCATGAAACGGGCAATAGCAAGCTATTTCTGTTCCATGATCATGAGATATAACGACCCCATATTTACCCAATGCCTCTTTTACATCCACTATCTATTCTTCTCCCTCAACCTCTTTCTGCATATTCTACATCCCCTTTTTGCACCACCAGGGTAAACATAAGTGTTTTCCTCATCAAAAGGATGACCGTAAATGCATCTTGTCTTTCTAGCATTTACGGCAGAAAAGCCTATTCCACGAAGAGTATTTTCCTTCATAGTAACAACCTCCAAATGATCAGGGTTTACACAATGGCGAACTCTGCACAAATGATCAATAACTAAGCCATCTGGAATAGCACCAACATGATACTCATAAGACCATCTATGTGCTCTTACACGGCTCTTGCCGAAGCAAAAAGTACCATAACCCGAATCGCTTAAAGCGTCTGTCCACAATAAACAAGTATCACTAGGATCATCAGGTCTTTCCACCTTTTCCCAAAATCTTTCTTCAAGTGTTTTACTCATAATTTACTCCATTGCATCTAATGATTCAGTCCATTGACCTGAATCGAAATCCCAATTCAGGTAGAACGCAAATTGATTTCCACGTCGTACCTTTCTTGATATTACCTCAAAAGTTTGGGTGTCGGCCGGATGATGCACAGCTAAAACCAAATCGCTATCGTATGATAGCTGCTTTGACCAAGCAATCTCCTGTAGCTCAGGAGGGCGCTCTCCGTGACCATCAGCCATAGTAACACCACTAACGTCTAAAACAGGAACCTGATTACGGACCGCAATCTTCTTGAAATCCTTCGACAGATTCTTGACCCTCTCAACCTCAGTGCCACCTTTTCGACCATCATCAAAAAGCTGATGGTAGTCCAGAATAACCATATCAGGTCTATACTGTTGAATCTTCCCCTGGACAAAGAACTGATCGGCGGCGTCAACGCCCTCCGCAGTTACAATATGCATAGGGTGTTTATCATTGAACGTTTCATTCGCCCAATTCTCATAATCATCAGGAATAACGCCTCGACCGTGCATCAAATCGGAGTTGTTGAATATTGCTCCCTTATTGAGCAACGTGTCCATGCGGTACTGCTCCTGAATCTTATCCATTTCGAGCGAAATGACAAGAGGGCTATATCCTCTTTTCCAGGCTTCAACAGCTAACAGCCTGGTGAAGTATGACTTACCAGCACCAGTCCAACCAATAACAACCACAAAATCCCCTGGCTGCCATCCACCAAAATTTTCATCAATCAGAGTCAAACCCGTGGGGATACCGAGGACTCCTTCTGCATCAGGGTTTTCAACCCTCTCCCTTAGTATGCCTGTTCTTTCACCGAAATCTACAATGTTCGCATCTGTAAAGCGACCCGAATCTCTCATGATATCAACCGACTTAGCAGAAATCAATCTGGCAACCTCAACGGGATCTTCACCCTGCTGTAGCTTCTCAATTGATTCTCTCAAAGCCTGACGTACCATACCACTTGCATTAATAGTTCTAGCCTCTTGCACAAGGAACGAAAATGGTTCCTCTGTTGTATTCAAATGCTGAAACTCCGGAAACTTGTTCTTAAGATGGTCCTTGCTCGGAATAGCATCATGGTCCTGTTTAAATTCAAGAATATAATGCCACATTGCCTCCGTTTGACCTTCAAAAATCAAATTCACTTCTTCTTCGACAGCGGTTTCAATATCCTTTGTCTCAATAATCTTGTTTAACAGTTTTAGCTCGTGCTTCAATTTACTCCCTTCAAGCCTTCGTGTCTTTCCTTTGTTCTTTTCATTGTTTCCCGAAAGTTGTTCACGGATTCAATCTCACGATTCGCCTTGTCACGATATTCATTAATATTCATGGCGAAGTCAGCTATAGAAGCTGACTCCACCCTGCCACGAATATACATTACCGCAGATTTGTTTAGAATCTTTGGGGTGTAATACTTAGTATGATGTTTAATCAAACTTCGTGCAACTGCTTTATCCCTAACAGGATCAGGAACAAATAAGACGCCTTCCGACTCGCAAGTTTTCGAAAAAACTTTAACGAATTCTTCCGGCTTCATTTAGTCAAGTCCCCCATCTTTAAGCTGAGCGGCAACCTGATCGTCAACCTCTGTCCACAGGGCAGCCCATTCGGCCTCATCATGGATATCATCGACTACACTCGTTGCACCAGCGTCAATACGGAAAGACTCATAATTTCCCGTATTCTTTGTGGCACCAATAGATGCCCAAATCTGCTTACCTTCTCTTTTATTGCCTGCCATTTTTATATCTCCTTATATTAGATTTGATTGGAATTTATCGAATTTTCGCGAAACTCTTTTGCGAATATCTTGTCGATTTAATTTTCCTGGCATATTCGTTTTCCCTGGACGACCTGGCGGTCTACGCCGCTCAAGTGCCTCCACAAGATCAAGTATATCGTGCCTCGAATAGAGGCGCAACTTGTACGTCCCCCCTTCGTTTAGCGCAAACTGCTTAACTCTAGGAATGTGACCCTGACGCTCATATTTTCTAAGAGTGTCAGGTTTCTTGTTCACAATCTTAGCGGCATCCGAAATATTGAACAAAGGATCTAACATCCTTGGTGCAATATCGAAGGGGATAGTATCATTCTCGAAAGAATCATACTTCCTCACCACCAGTATATTTCGCTCACGCCTTATTGACAGGATCTTAATCAGGACTCCACTAGGGAGCAGATAAAACTGACCCTTCCTCAATTTTGCGTAAAACTTTTCTTGCACGAATAACTTCTTTCATTTTCATCTGTTGGTTTTCCCATTCCTTAACCGTTAGGTAGAATGATCTACAACATAGAATACATTGAAGCTCTTGCCACCATTTCGAGTTTTCGTAATAACGATCTTCTTCGAAAACCCTCCCGTGGCATACTTTACAATTCAGCATTACAGACATGGCACCACCTGAACGTCCTGATACCCCTGTTCAGTCATCACGAAGGTCAATACTCCAGGGGGAGATTTCTCACCCTTAAGATTCAGCCACCATGTTGACTCGCTTTCCAAAGTAGGACACTGGAAATGTGTTCTTCCATCACTGTGCTCAATGAGCGAATAGTGATGGTAATGGGCCGTAATCAGAAAACTACATGCCCCCGCAATAGTGCCACCAAACGCTTGATCTTCCCACCAATCACGCTGCTTCTTCTGAGGAGAATTCCCTCCCGAAGTAACATGACCGTGTGCGAAACAAACAAGGTGACTATTTACGTCAAGAACGACATAAATTTCGTCCTCGGGGATATGCCAATTAATATGCCCGTAAGCGTCATCATTGAATGCGAACATATCAGCAACGGACTCAATGACACCAACATCATCATTATCACCCGGCGTCGTGAACACACGATGCCCTGACTTGTTCTCTCCATGATTCCCTGGCACAGCGACAACATCGACCTCATCGACTAGTCTTGCAACCGTTGCAATTAGGTTCCTTGCTAGCCTTCTGACAATTCGAATCTGCTGTCTCCTGTTCCACTCAACAGTATATGCCTGTGCGGCATAACTCTGTTCACAATTCTCAATTAGGTCGCCCATGAAAGCAATAACAGCTTTATTGATGGGCCTCCCAATCTTTCTTAGCTCTTTGATTCGCTTCTCAGCGTCATCAATCGCTTCCATAAACCGTTTAATTGTACCTTTTGTACCATCGCCATCAGACTTTCCAATCTGCGTATCAGCGACACAAATGACAATCGTATCTTCACCCGGAAGGTCATTGGACTGATGTTTCTTATGTTTCTTGATTTGATCAACAAGTTCTTCATAATCCATATCCGCAGAAGCCCTGCGTGTCCTTACACTTCCTTTGTATGAATAAAGTGAGATTAACTCCCCGGTTTCCTTATCTTTCTGATTCCACTGTGAAACTTTGATAGGCTCAACAAGCTCGTATTGTTTAGGATCATATCCCCAATTTATGAGCAAATCTTCCATATCTTTTATCCCCATCGGTTTATCCGTTGGATCAAAAGTAATTTCTACAGCAGGATCGGCACCTTCAACTTCAATACCCGGCTTATTTGCTGCCGGAATCACTATATCTCTTTTCGGCACATCTGGACTTTTATACTCTCCAGATTCAACCGTCTTTGAAATGTTCTCGTCTTTCGACATTCTCACCTTCCTTCCCTATAGGTTACAGGCTCGGGGGCGGCAAACCAACCCCGTCACTCGTCTTTTTTGACGAAGCGCCCTCCGATGCGCTTGCGTCCTTTTGCAGCGTCCTTCATATTCTTCCGTACCATTTGCTTATGCTCGTGTGATTTCCTCTTCCCTTCCCTGTGTAGCGTACTATGTTCGCCAACCGTAGTCAGAAACAAGTTCTCCAAACGATTATCGAGTTTCAATTCGTTGATATGATGTACGCTTTCCCAGGGCTGTAATAAACGACCAAGATGCCCCTCCAAGACCAACCGGTGTTCGTAAACGTAACCCCGATTGTTATACTTATGGTCTTGGCGAAGCACCCTGATATAACCCTTATCATCAATATATTTTCCTCCCGAAAAGTTAGGATTCCCCTCTCCCCGCCGGGCGTCGTTACCCCACTTTAGCTCTCTACGTCGTGATGCTAATACCATTCAGATCACGCAATATTCTCCCCGTCACGAGGACCCAAATCCTCAACCAAAACAAACATTGGATCATTAGGCCATCCATACATAGTAAAATATCCACCACGCCCTTGCCATATGGCAAATTGTGGCCTTATAGTATGCTCTCCCGCCGTCAATGTCCCAACTCTTACAACATCTGGCGTAGCACTTCTCAACTTTCCATGAAGTATTTGGTATCTATACCCCCAATTTCTTTCCTCATCAAGTAAAAGCTTAGTATGCACCTCACGAACACCATCCTGTGCGGATCTAGCACCCGTCTGATGGAAGGTGCCTCTAATAAGTCTATTTTCTCCTACCGTAAAATTAAGAGTAAGAGCACTATTATAATCAACCCAATTTCTAGTAGTAAGCCCAGCCGCATTTCGACTGGCCCCATAAAAAGCAAATCCAAGGACCCCTCGAGGTCCATTGGTATTAAGATCTTTTAAATGCTGATCATTCTCAGACATTTTAGAAAAACGATCAGCCGAAAGCGGCGTGTTGCTCGTCCAATTTACATATTCAAATTCTGCCATTATTTTTCACCTCCCTTAAATCTAACTTCTTGCATAGAGCCAATCCGTATCGGCACGGCCTATGTCCTCAACAATAAACTTCGAATTCTCCCCATCCTGCGGAAAATTTTGACACTGCAACGTTCCAGTTCCACTAATTCTTTGCATATAACACCTCGCATCATATACACCAGTAAGATCACTAGTCCATATTCCAGTTGTGAATGGTGCCATTGATCCGCCACTAGACGGAACCTTAAATGATTTCCTCCAGCGATCAGTCGAGTTTATCTGAAAACCGATCCTAAATTGGTCGCCAGCAACAGTTCCAGCCCACACATGAGCCTCAATAGAAAATCTATAAATACGCTGATCCTCCCATTGAACGTCACTAATAGTCTTAATGTATGTAATGCCCGTTCCAGAAGTCGGACCCGCAGTAGCCGAAATATCCTCCATACCAACAATCCCACGGGGAAGTGATCTTGTTCTCTTATCATCATCATCAATGGTAAGCTCAACATCAGCAATTCCCTGCTGAGTACCTGACGGGCCAGACCCATCATCATGCAACTGACGAGAAACTACCCGCAAGGTAGCACTCTCGGGGTTTACATTCGCTGAAAGAGTAGAATCAACAGGCCCAGCTTTAATTTCAGTAACCAACTGAGGATCGGAGGCCAGGGCAAGATCATGGAAAGGCTCTTCGCTTTCATAAAAGTTAACGCCGCCAGGATTTGAAGTTGTTCCATTAGCTCTTGGAGCCTCAATAGCATGATGACCATTTACAGCAATATGCGGAGTCTGACCAGGAGAGTCCGTTCTCCACCCCATCCCATCAGCAAAACTAACCTGCTCAAATCTTAGAGTATCAACATACAGTGAAGGTGTTCCTACAGAAACATCACAAATAATCTCTATCCTTGCGTAAGCCGCACCGGCTGGCGCAAGAATAAAATCTTCACTCACCATCAAAAGCCAAATGTAAGACCAGGGACCATCATCAAGAGTGTAAGCCACCGTCGTTGAAATCCATGCCTGATCGCTATCATACCAGCGAACCCTAAAAGAAACGTCATGCAGCGTACCACTGAGCGAATGAATCCAAATAGATGGATCATAATATGTTCCTTCAACAACAGGCCCCATAAACGGACCCAAAGCGGTCCAATCGGTGGAGGCCGTACCAGCAATCAGCATAGAATAAGAACCCGCCTGGGATTCAGTGGCAGATCTAGTAAAACTAGATCCCCCTGTCGTAAACGTCCAGTCATCCGGTGTATCAGCATCTTCGAAGCCACCATCAATAACCAAATCTGCTCGCTTTCCAGCAGAAATAATATTGTAAATTGATTCCGATGTGACCGTGCCCGTTTCATAAAGACTTTCTGCATTTAATGAGTTAATAGCCCAAATATAGTAGCGATATTCTGTATCGGGTAAAACATTCTCAATTCTAATTTGAGTATTCTTAGTTCTATATCTCGTGTCAGGAATAGATTCCTGATCAGAGGGGGCAACCGCTACCTCATACTCATTAACGTCACTAACTGTAACACTCGGATAATACTCATTCCAATAATACATCTGATGGTAATCATTAGCTTCAGGAGCCCACAAATAGGGCTCTTCCCAACTAATATCTAACCATACACGCTCATATACATCAAAATCAACTCCAGTTGAAGCTGTCGGAAATTGCGGCGGGTTGATATCATCAGCTATATATTGATCACCAATTTGCATTGTCGGTTCCGCATCAGTGTCCTCCGTTTGAACAGCGCTCATTTCACTGATCTCAGCATCTTTCAATAATTCTGCTATTTTGAACAGCTCAACAGAAGTATACTTGGAGAAATCAACTTTAGTTGAATTAGTCCCGTCATGGTTATGGCCGCCGACACGCTGATGCGCTACCGAAGTTTCCTTAATCGTTTTCTGCTTGTTATTCACTAACTAACCTCTCGTAAAGTGTATTGATCGCTCAAGCCACCATCATATGTGATGTTTTGAGCTATAATCCAAAATTCCTTATTTGTGATACTGAGCTGGTCGTAGTCCGCTACCTCTATTCTATCACCTAGCTGGAGATATGGCACCCCCACAGTTGAAAGCTCGAGTATGGGAACAGGGTTTTTGTAGTGCTCCAAAAGGTAGGCAGCGATCTTCTCAGCCAGCTCCCTACTCTGAATAAACCTGTTGTCGATTATCAGCTCATAAACCTGATGCCTTCTAAGCGATCCCTCAATTTCACCATCTACCTCAACGACCTCATCAGATTCACTATCTTCAATAAGTGGAACACCAGAGATTGAGAAGAAGTAATCAAGTTCAGTTATAGGATCAGTTCCCTCCAGGATCACAGTCTCACCAAAGCCAACCGTGTCGTTTACTGACAGGATAATCTCCCCGCCGAATTCATCAAGGAACTGGTACTCAATATCAACCCAACCCTCATAAATTTGAGCCACAATGAACGGCTCCTTAACCCCGATAGCAGGCTGAGAATCGTATTCAATGAAATATTGTCTTACCTCGCGGACCTTCTGGCGAATCCCGCCAGACAATACAATGTCATCCATGTAGAACACATCGTCAAGAACAGCGTTAGTTGACTTGACGTGAATTGTAGCATACTTAGCGTACTTAACAGGAGAAGCACTAACTGTATACTCTTTCCACCCCGAAAGAGTTGTGGAAGAAGCAGCCCCCCATGTTGTGCCAAGATATGTTCCATTATCTTTATACCAGTTGATGCCCGCCTGCATTGATCTAGAAGCTGTTTCAGACCAAATCCAAACACTGCCGTCAATGGGCTCATTAGAAATAGGAGTAGCTTCCTCACTTGGAGGTCCTATGATATCAACCCTAGAAGTAACATCCTCCTCATCATCAGTGATAACGACCTTCATTGAGTTCTGACCAGTATATGACTTATTGCCACTGACTGTCAGATCGCAATTATAGAAATCTCTCATCCCGTCAAGACTTCCATTTTCAAAGTCCCAAATCTTAGTACCATGATCCACAGGAATAGTTCCAAATTTGCCACGAGTTAGATCGTTGAAGTGAGTACCGTCCTTTGAACCGTACTCTATAATCTCATTATTGATCTTGAAGAACCCCGAATCTTTCCAAAGGGGTGCGTCAGTAGAGGCAACACGAACCGACTGGTCCTCGGTGGCTCCGAACGCCTCTACGAGCTTCGTAGTGACCAAAGACTCACCCGACTCTGCTCTCCAAATGCCCTGGCGACCCGAATTGATTGTAGTAATCGGATTGACAATAACAGTGATCTTATTTGCTGTAATCTCAGCAAGGCGATTGCCTTCGATAATCTCCATGTCCCCATCGAAGCTGTGCTGTGCAACATAATATCTTGCAATGGCACCCTCAGTCAAAACTGTGCGAGGCTCGTAAACAAAATTGTCCAACTCGTCAAAATAGAAGATGCCAACATCAGCGGTAGCCCACTCAAGCATGATATCCCAAACCGAATTGTCAATACCATACAAGTACGGATAAATGTCAACCTCAGCAGACTTCGAAGCAACATACAGGGCATTGATATTCTCCTCATTGAGCACCTTATCATACAGTGCAATAGTTTGCAAGTGACCCTCAAGACCAACAGTTTCGCTAACAGAGTGACGACCAATGGCAATTGGAGTAGCAACATTAGTATGCGCTACATCAAATCCCGCAGCAGTAAAAGTCTGCTTAGTATCATCAATCCAAATATTGACCTCATCATTATCAGGATCGAATTGACAAGTCACAAAATGACTCTGCCCAGGTGTCAACGCAGCAGTAGTAGTATTATTCTCGTCTAGTGCTTCACCAGTATCACGTATTCTCATTCCAACATTAGCACTAGTGTTTAAATAAATATCGAACGTTTTGCTATCGGAAGCACCAGCACCATCAGCCCAAGAGGTAATTCTTTCTGCCTCGTCCGGCAAAGTATCTATCTTGACCATAAAGGAAACTGTAAACCCAGTTCCCATCTCCACAAACGAGGCAACATCATCAACAAGAATACCTTGACCGACAGGAGATACTGGGGCGGTATAATTGATTCCAGCATCAGCAGTAGTAACAAAATCATACCCAGTAGGATCACCCCAAGTCACCTCTCCGATGTCAGTATCATCGAAGTTACGGAATCCGATCGTATAATCATCAGGGCTAGTTTCCGGCCAGGTTAATGTTGATCCATTTAGAACAGGACTTTTCTTACCTAGCCCCGGAGTTACCATATGTGCAATACCATCGGTGGCAGTACGAGTACCTGAATCATCAGATACATAAATTTCCTCAGCATAAATCGGATCATGAGCATCAATGCCCGTAACTGGATGTGTCCACATTGAAAGAATGCCGGAACTCGCATGAGCACCGTCACCATTTAGTGTATCTATCATTCTTAAGTTTACTCTACTCATGTAGATGTTCCCACCAGTGTTATACGAAAGTCTCGTGAACAACCCCTGGTACTCTGAGGTTACAGTCATTTTATCAATATAAATATCGGCAAACCCGCCAAATGGCTGCAAAGCATCTGGATGCCCCTGCTGCTGTGTAGGGGTGTCCAGTGCATTTTCAGTGAAGGTCAAATTTTCGCAACGATAATTCTGAATGATAAGCGTCATATTATCACCGGCGTTAGAGAAGTCGATTCCTTCAGCCAGCCAGTCCCCATGAATATAAAGACCCTCAAAGTATACAGTCCCAGTAATATTCTTAAGATTCAGAGCACGACGGTCCTGCCACGTTGTTGACACCGCCTGAGAGGGTCCATCAACCAGAATCTCACCACCAATCCAAACCAGATTTGCACAGCCCTCAATGGACAGGTCAAATGCCTGATAGATATTGGGCACATTAGCCGGATCAACATCTACAACGGCTGTACCGTTCACCTCAGCATAAACACGACCAATTGTATCATCCGTGCTCGACACATCCTTTCCAAATGTAAATGAAATTTCACTAGCCGCTGTGCCATCCCACGTTTGAACAAGACTAGTCATGGAAGTCCATGACACCGATGCGGGATCAGTTGAGCGTGGATCGTTTGAGTAGAACCATTCACATGTATCATCAGAGGCAGTAATCTTCTGGCGAACCCATGCGGCAACACCATCTGTCAAATATGAATTCAATTGCACAGTTGAATACCAATAAATGCTAGTGCCACCAGATTGACGAACTCGACCACGAGGTTCACCATTCTGGATATAAAACTCAACGTCATAATCCCAACCGGCGACATAAAAGGTATCTGTCAAATCAGCCCATTCACCATAAGCAATAAGATCAAATGATCCTGTCGTAGCATTAACAGTGTTGCAGTTAGTATTAATTTCAGATCTCCACGACTCCTGATCATTGTCAGTCGTGAACCCGCCAAACGTGGTATCAGAATGTGTCGGACTTAACCCAGACGGCGTATCTCCATCAAACCAAGTCCAATCATTCGGAGTCGGTGCATCATCAGTAAACGCCTCAGTCGGCCCAATTCCATCAATGATGTCCGGAGCATTCACCACATAGCTTGTACCTGAGTCCAAAGTAGCAGGAGTCATCGCCCCACTGGAATCAATATGCAATTCAGTATAAGAACTGTAGTCCGGACGTGCATACTTTAGGGAGTCACCAGCGCCATTGGGAATATCAAACTGTGTAGCCGGATCAGTATAGCCAGAAAGAAGTGATGGAACACCAGGAATAATATTATCAATATCCTTAATGACACCGGCACCACGATGACCACCCAAACTGTCAGCAAAAGTTGTTACCAAATCTGCTTCACCAGTACCATCTGTGATAGTCCAACCAGCACCATCATCAGCAGTCCCAGTAATGTTACCCAAAACAAAAGCGTCAGTGTTAGTGAAATCAACATCAGCTATAGGCTCCGGGATTGTTTCATCGACAGGATTCCCACCATCATCATCATTATCACCCGGAACATACTCACCGTTCCAGGTCTTAATTGCATAATAATCGGCAGCGGCAGGCATATCCGTAGTTGTAGCGTCAGTACCAATTGTGAAATATGAACTGCCATCATAAAGTGGGTTACCATTATAGCCCGTAACCTTGAACAGAAGAACCCAGCGTGCCCCTCCTGGCTCATCAACATCAGCATTTTCCTCTTCAGCAA